TCGCCAAAAAAGCATTCAAACGCGCGTTTGAACTCTTGTTCTGAGCAGAAGCCAGTGTCACTCAAGTCATAAATGCTGAAGGCATCCACTGGACTTATTCCAAGTGATGGTGACATTATTGCTGTTACAACCTGGAACGACCCACGCCAACAAAAAATCCTAACCCAATGTTTTGTAGGACCAGTCACCAGCGGAATTGTTGTAACTGAACCCTATGACAGTACCGACTTTGATGTGGGCACTGTTACTGATAGCCCGGGTACCTACGATTATAGCCAAGGTGCTGTGGTCACTGCAAATAATCTTGATATGGGTGTGGTAATAACCGATCCAGATCGCTTGTGGGTAGCTTTAAATGGTCGTAGATTATTTAATAATCAAGGATTCACTGTGAGTGGTACAGAAGTAGTATTGACCTCTGGAATATTACGTTCCAACGATTTGGTTATGATTACACAGTTTACAAATGCTGTTGTTCCAGAAGCCATGGCTTTCCGTATATTCCAAGACATGCGTGGAATTCAAGCCACCTATCGTATTACCCCATCTACTACAACTGCAACCGCAGAGTTTGTAGATATCAATGCTGATATAATTTACGTAGACAATGCTGGTGCGTTGGTAGAACCCAACCTAGATGCCAACGTCTGGGGAGTATTAACAGTCAACGCCGAGCGTATTATGTATCGTTATAGAGATACAGTTGCTAACACTGTCAGCGGACTGTTAAGAGGTACCGCCGGCACAGCCATTACTACACACGCCAGTGGCGCTACAGTCTATAACATGAGCCGCGGCAATTTATTACCACAACAAGATCAAGATTATATTGTTAGCAACAGTACATTGGGCGATGGAACCACTCTTGTCTTTACCGCAGACAACATTAACCTGTTGTTAGAGGACAGTACTATTCGTGACGAAAGTTTAGAAGTATATGTAGGCGGAATCAGAGTAACCAGCGGCTATTCAGTTATTGCTGACAATCCAGCCGAGATACTGTTTGATGAACCTCCACCTGCAGGTGTTGAAGTAACAATGCTGGTACGCCGCGGCGTAACTTGGTACGCCCAGGGGATAGGAACTGCCAGCAATGGAGAACCCTTACAAATCACCGAAACTGCAGCCGCAAGGTTTTTACGGGGCTTATAATCAAGGTAAATAAAATATGAGCGAAAATACGCAACCTACACAATCTAATTCCGCACCTCCTGCGGCCAAACGCCCAAACGAAACTGGGTCAATATCAGTACAAGGTTTTGTAAAGATTTTTGATCCTGCTACCAAACAAGTATTTGTGGAGAAACGAGCATGATTCCAACGAGTCTCTATATCAAAAAACATAACAAAACAGGTAAACTTTATTTTGGGAAAACTGTATCAGTTGACCCAGCAGTATATTCAGGTTCTGGTCTTTATTGGTCAAGGCATTTGAATGAACACGGCAAAGACGTTAGTACTGTGTGGCATAAATTATTTACAAAGGAATCGGATATTTTTGAGTTTGCAACATTTTTCAGTGAGTTTTTTGATGTTGTCGGTAGTAATGATTGGGCAAACTTGGTTCCTGAAACAGGATTAGACGGATTTCCACCTGGCGGGAAAATGCCTACAAGATCTGAGACCCACAAGAAAAACTGGTCTGTCAGCAAAAAAGGATGGATCCCATCAATTGAAACAAAAAAAATATGGTCAAAACAAAGAACCGGAGCAACAGTATCTGACAGAACTAAAAAATTGCATAGTTTACAAACAATCGGGGAAAAAAATCCCAATGCACTTGAATGGGAAATTCAATATCCAACAGGGCAAGTAGTAAAAGTCAAAGGACTACGGGCATTTTGTCGGGAGAATGATTTGCCGTTTGGTAACATTTATTACTCTAAAGGCGGATGGAAATCTGTTAAATATGGTACTGGAAAAGGCGGAAGACAAAAAAATGCGTAATATACTAGCACCTATTATCAAAGGACATATTAAAATCACAGACGTAACAGATAAAAATAATCCTCAGATACTAGTAGATAAGGACAATAGCATACATTACGAAAATATCAGTATCTGCATGGCCAATACCCTGGCTGACAGAAACACCGGATACATTTATAAAATGGCCTTTGGTAATGGTGGTAGTGCTGTGGATCCCACTGGTGTAATCACTTATTTGCCTCCAAACACCACTGGACAAAATGCCAGCCTGTACAACGAAACCTACAGCAAAGTGGTTGACGACAACTCAGCTGCCAATACAGATCCAGCCAATAACTATATGACCGTGGTCCACACCTCGGGTCAGGTATACACTGATATTATAACCACGTGTTTGTTGGACTATGGTGAACCCGCTGGGCAACAGGCCTTTGATAATAGTACCAATTTTAATGGTGAATATGTGTTTGACGAATTGGGATTACAGTGTTGGAACGGAAGTGCCAGCAATTTATTGTTGATCACTCATGTGATTTTCCACCCAGTACAAAAGAGTTTAAATCGTCAGATACAGATAGATTATACTTTGCGTATTCAAACGTTAACTAACTTGAGTACGGCATAAATATGAGTATATTATTTTGCGGTAAATACATGAATACGGAGCAATAAATGTCATATACAATTAACTTAACAGATGGTGCTTTATTTGCTACCATAGCAGACGGTACAATCAATACCTCTAGCTCAATGACTTTGGTAGGTAAAAACTACGCTGGTTATGGCGAGTTTTTAGACACTAACTTTATCCACCTGTTGGAAAATGCATCAAATACCACTGCACCCGGGGCACCACTTACTGGTCAACTTTGGTGGGATTCCGGCAATGGCCTGATGAAAGTGTACACTGGTGTCACATGGAAAACTATCAGCAGTGCTACTTCTAGCTCAACTGCTCCGACCAACAATGTAACCGGCGACCTATGGTATGACACAGTCAACCAACAATTAAATGTATGGACTGGCACAGCTTTCTTATTGGTTGGTCCACAATTTACAGCAGGCACAGGCACCACAGGTGCAATTGTGGCCACAATCGTAGACAACACAAGCCAATCGCACGTGGTTATTGAACTTTATGTCAATGATGACATTGTGGGTATTGTAAGCAAAGATGCAGCATTTACTCCTCAGTCAGCAATTTCAGGATTTACCACAGTACGTCCTGGTATTACTCTAGCTACACTAATTGGCACCCAAGTTCCGTTGTTCCAAGGTACTGCAACAACAGCTCAGTCTTTGGCAGGGTTCAACGCCAATGCATTTATGCGTACAGATTCCAATACATCAACTACCGGCACAGTTTCAGTATTAAATAATACTGGTTTATTTGTTGGTGCCAACAGCAACTTTAGAGCAACTGTTTCTGGCAATGATGTTACATTGAGAAACCAAACATCTGGCGGCAATCTTTATCTTGGCGTCAACGTGGCAGGAAACGTCACACCAACCCTGACCATGTTTGGCTCCAATGGTGCCATCAGTGGTAACCAAATCAATGCTAACTATGCTGACGTGGCAGAACGTTTTGAAGCCGACGAAGTCCTGTTGCCTGGCACCGTGGTTGAGCTGGGTGGATCGGCAGAAATTACTCAAGTTAACACAGATTTAAGCGAAAATGTGTTTGGGGTCATAAGTACACGAGCAGCATATTTGATGAATAGTAATGCAGGCCCAGACGCTACACATCCCCCAGTTGCAATGACTGGACGAGTTCCTGTTAAGGTTATTGGTCAAATACGCAAAGGCGACAGATTAGTTAGTGCCGGCAACGGACAGGCAAGATCTGCACAACACGGCGAGGCCACAGCATTCAACGTGATTGGCCGTGCATTAAAAGATAAATTAGACGCTGGTCTAGGCACAGTAGAAGCCATCGTTACAATTAAATAATTAGGAAAAAGCAATGACATACACAGCTGGATCAACAATTTTAGCCGCAGACTACAATGGATTTGTAGGACCTACAGCATCGGGCGGAACTGCCGGCGCCAACCTGAACGATATTTGGAACGTGGGTGCCACCGACAAAGGTTGGGGACAAACTGTGGTGGCTAATCCATCAGCCGGCAACACAGTCACAGCCACACAATGGGCTACCTTGGTCAACAATATCGCCACAGCCGGCAGTCATACTGGTGTGGCCATAACTGCACGAACAGCTCCTGCGGCCGGTAACACTATCAGCATCCTGTCCGCACTCAACACTGATCTAACCAACCTCACCACATTTCGTGGAAATGCTGCTGCATCCGGCACAGAATACGGCACATTTACTGGCACAACCAGCAAGACCACAGGCACTGGTTCTGGTCAATCAGCCTGGACTATCACATTTACACACACTGTAACATTCCCAAGTGCTGCTCAAGCACGTTATTTTTGGAATGCAGGCGGTATTGTAAAATTACAATACGGCAAAAGCTCCACAGGTACAGACCATGACGCAGACTGGAATACCTTTGCAGGACAAGTTGGTTCAATCAACATCACTGGTCGTGTAAACGGTGCAAGCCAAACCATCGCAAGCCAGGTCTACACAGGTACCACACGTCTTGGCGGCTCGGGTGGAACACAAACCACCTTGGCCACAACCACAGGTTGGTACAAC